AGTAAAATTGATTTTGGCTCTTACATTGGTTTTGCTAATTGTTTCAAATTCTAAGTAAGGTGAATCAGGCACAACCACCACAGCTGGTGGAATTACTGTTTCAGGAACAAATGAATAAACATTTCCTGCGACAACTGATAAAGCGGTTGCTAAAGGTGTCCGGATCTGTTGAAGGATTGTTTCATTAGGCATTTAGAGAGCCATGCTTTCGGTGTCCATATATGAACCAAGCAAACCAACGCACTTATTGAAAAGTGATCGACCCATTCTAAATGGTGTTGGTGAGAAATCTACTCCTTCGATTTGTCCTCCGCCGGCAAGTCTTGCTTGAAAGACTTCGACTGAAACTGTATAGACGGCTGACTGAACAGCTGCGTTTCCAACATAAGTTGATGCGCCAGAAAGGGTAGCAACTCCGGATGGGATGACATTAGCCTCGAGTATATCGGCGTTAGTGATCGATGCTGAAAAGGTATATTGTCCAAGATTGTCTGCCAGCACAACTCTTGTTCCGTTGTAAGGTGATCCGCATCCTGTGATGACAACTGATTGCCCTTCGGTAAATTCATGAATTCCTAATGTGGTAAATGTAGCAACATTATCTGACAATGAAGTTGCTTGAATTGGTGCTTTGAATGTAACTAGCATTGGCAAAATAACTGTTTCTGCTGTGTCAATAATTTGATCTAAATATGCATCATTATAAAGAGCGGAAGATACTCCAAGTACCCCTCTTAATTGCGTTGCCGTAATAATACTAGGCATGAAGTACCTTCCTCTCTAATCTCCCTTAAAGGATGCCTAGGATCGGGAGCAACCCTAGGCACTCAGTTAAATTACGCTACTGATAGTTTGCGGAATGCTGCTGGGTAGCGATTAACTACTGCAACATAACCATATAATCCAATTTCCACACGACCATTGGCAACGATGTTTGCACGAATCTCGAAAGTTCCGGACTCATGGAATCGCATTGCTGCTGCTGGATAAACAAGTGCATGCTTAACATTTGCATTGTCACCTGTGTAGTTTGGATCAACGATAAGATCAAGTCCTGCGACTGTTCCGTTTGTTGAACCTTGTGTGATTAAGCCGGCAGCATTTTGTGGTGCTGCTGCTGCGAATAGTGGACGACCATCTGCAACTGCGCCAAGTAGTCCAGCGAAATCAACGCCATCCTCACCACCTGATGGTGCAACCAATAAGCGATTTGGTGTGAAACGCATAACGCCATAAGCGTCTGCAATTCCATCAGCGATTGCTGCATAGATTGTTGAGCCTGTTGATCCTGCTGCTGCCTCTGATGCAATCTTTGCTGCATAAGCATCTGTCTTTTGTGCATAGCTAGCAGCCAACTCACGAATATAAAGATCTAGGAATGATGGGTCTGACCTATCAAGAAGCTCTTGATTTATGACCCCCGCGCCCGCAAACTTGACAACTGAATCCTCTTGAAAGGTGACAGTTGTGTCTGTTGAGCTGTATTCAGCACCCTCTGCTGTTAATGCAACAGTTGCTTGTGTTCCTAATAACGGAGTAAAAATTTTCATTCCAGCAGCAGGAAGCGGTGCACGCTCGATGCTGTCAATGAAAGGACGGGATGAATCAATAATTCCGATAACATCACGCAAATAATTTGGTGGAACCATTCCTGTGTTCTCAGAAACAGTTGCGATTTGTAATGCTGCAACTAAGTCACGAGCATCGGTGTCGCCTTGAATCGCACGAACCTGTGCGTTTAGATATTGTCCTGCTGTAACATTTGTATCAACACGAGGCTTTGTATATGCCATGTATTGTGCAGTTACAACTGGAGCCTGTGTCGCTTCTACCGCTTCGGTTGCGATAGGAGCCTCAGAAGTAATTTCTGACACTTTGTTCTCCTTTGTTGTGGTTTCCTCAGCGGTTGCTTCGGAATTCTCTGGTGTTTCGCTAGCTGCAACTTCAGCCACTCTTGCGCTGTCGATTGCTGGATCTGTTACAAGTGAAACTTCTTGAAGTGTGCTTGATTTGATTCTAAGCACGCCTTCCTCATTTTTCCATTCATTAATTTTTACGCCCACACTAAATCCGTCACGAAGCCCAGTAGCAGCCTCCTCCAAAGCATCATCAGCAGAAAAAGTTTTAGCAAGACGAAAAGTAGCCTCTAAACCTGTATCTGTTGCAGTTATATCAACTAATTTGCCTAGGGGTTTGGTTCGCTCATGCTCTAGTAATAATTTGACAGGCTTTGAGAAATCAATTGAATCTTTTTCAAAAACAGTTAGTCCTGCGCTGGTTGAACCTTGCTCATCCCAAGTTACGATCTTGCCTGAGATAGTCCGCTTGTTTGTATCAGCAGCTGTTATTTCTATTGGGAAATTAATCTTCATCGGATTAAGTCCTCCTCCTCTTGGATTTGCTCAACGCTCATTGCGCCAATGCGGTTTAGGATTTCATAAACTTGCGCACGCTCTAATGCAGATCCACGCAAGAAATCATCAATGTCAAATCGAACTTCCATGCCATTTGGCACGAAATCTGGTTGGCTAAGTCTTTGCTCAATTGCTGTGAGTATTGGACGAAGTGAAAAGTCAATCAATGCTTTTCTTTCCGCTGTCATGTTTGAATAAGTCATTGAAGTAGTTTCAGCAGATACGAAACTTGCAGGAATGCCGCTTGCACGACTAATTTCTAAAGCCAAGTATTGTCTGGCTTCATTTAATTGTAATTTAGCAGGATCGAAACCTAATGCTTGTAATTCAACATCAGCATTTAAGAATGCAGTTGCTCTTGTTGATCTTGACACTCTCCATGATTCTAATAATTTTGTAATTCTCTCTGGAGTAAGATTTGTGCCATTTGACTTTAACACCATTTGTGGCATTGGCTCTTTGGCATACATTTCGGCAGCCTTTTCTAATTCAGCAGCTGCTTTAATTGTGCGACCGGCACGATTTAAAATTCCTTCATCTAATCCGTTAAATACAATTAACGAACCTAATCCGTAAGGTGGCACTCGCTTTCCATCAACTGTGTAATATTCAATTTCAGTTGAATCACCATTTAATGACGCAAATACTCTGTTTGGTGCAATTCTTGTCCATGCTCTAATTCTTGAAGCATCGGTTGCGGCGTATGCATCCATTACCATTCCATAACCAACGCCATAAAGCAAAATATCCTCAGCCAACCATGCATAAATTGCTGATCCTGCAACTCTTGGATCTGGTTGCATAATTACTCGGTTTGGTCTTATGTGTTCATTTGTAAAATGATTGTATTGCTCAAGCGGTAAAGATCCGACAGTTGAACAAATTATATTTCTTGCACGAGCACCGGAAGGAATTGCCATATACTGTTCACGAGTTGCAGTTGTAGTTCCAAATAAAATTCCGCCAACTAATTGTTGTGCGTTGTAAGGTGCTAATGCAGCTGCAACATCTACTAGATTTGCTTGCTGATTTGATCTTGCCGTAAATCGGTCGAATAATCCCATTAGCACATAATATACCATAAATACAAATTATCCGACTTGAATATCAATTTCCGTTTCTGCTTGTGTCGCAAAATAGGTTGCAAGTGAACTGGCCACAGCTGCACAAACTGCGACCTTGCTCGCTTTCCTTCCGATGATCCATGACCCATCCCCATAGGGCAGTTTCGCAGCGGAAAGTGTTTGTTGGGTCAATTCCTCCTGACCCCCATGCTGTAATCGATGAGAATTGATTGCGCCCAGCCACCGATCACAACTTTCAGCATATATCGCCCCATCCATTTGCGTGATAGGAATTCCGGCAGGAACTAACCGACTTGCGACGGCTTGTGCAGTCTTGGCGGAATAAGCGACAGTCTGAACATTATATTTTCTAACATAAGGAGCAATGTCATTTGCAACTGCTAAATCATTAATTGAATAATCATTTGACCAAGTATGTAATAACTGAATATAAAACTGTTCACCAGGTAGTTTTTGTGCAGCGACTAATGCACCAAACTTTCGATCAGGACTTAAATCTACCGCTAACCATGTTGGCTTTTCTGGATCTAAAGGAATTGGATCAATTTTACAAGCTGCCCATTTTTGTGCATCGATCGCTGAATTGATTGTGTCCACCCATTGCGCCAAAACCTCTGTGCGCACAATATCTGCAGGATCATTGATAACGGCTTTCAGATTGTCTGGGTGGATAGTTATGCCGAGTGACGGATTGGCTTGAGCGAATGCATCCCAATTTATCTCACCTGACGGAAGCAAGATAGGTGCATCGGGTTCAGCACTCCACTCAAACCAACCAATCGGATCATTGGTCGTGGCTGACGCCAATGCCCTCTCACGCAATTTGTTTAGGATTACGGAATGCTGATCTCCAGCTGATGAATAGATCCAAACCTGCGGATTCTTAGCAGCCATCATTGAATAACGCATTGATGACCAAGCATCCTCATCCTTATATTCTCTTAACTCATCAAGATGGATTGTTTCAGGTTTGCTCAAACCTCTAGCTGCATTATTGGCAGCCTTTACAACAAATCGCCTATTGCCAAATAATTCAATTTCCTCAGCACCATGTTGCCATCGGATTTTTTTTACTTCTTTTTCAAGTCTTGGATTTGTTTCAATCAAGCCAACAATCTGTCTAAAAGTTTCAAGTGAGGTTGTAAGTCTATGAGCTGAGGCAAGTTGTAAGCCCTCGCCCCATACAAACATGCCGGTCAAGATCCGGAGCATCATTAGCGTGGACTTGCCTTGCTGCCTTGCCATAATCAAACCAAGTTCAGAATGAGCCCAGCGATTATCTGGTCTAACCTTGTGCCCATGAATGCAGACATACCGCTGCCATTCCATAAGGTTGATGCCCAGTTCGGTGGCAAGGTCGATCATGTCTTGACCTTTTGAAGGTAGATCGGTCAGTTTTGAATGAATTCGTGGAGTTTGCACACCTCCTAAACCCGAATAGGTCGGATCACTTAGGATCTCTCCTGTTTGTAAATTAATCAAAGCGATTCAGTCTGAGCGTGGGCGATCGAGGTGTTTTGTGGGTTAGAAAAGGAACG